TGCCAGAAGAACAGGCTGGCAAACGACCAGAGCAGGACGGCGAGCGTGGGGTGCGACTGGCAGGTCAGAAGCGCCATGCCGAAGGTGGAGACAACGCGGGCAACGGTAGTCGAGGTGGTCAGGCCGAAGAGCTTGCTGCCGCGAGCGCGGTTGAGAATGGCGAACAGGATGGGGGTCATCGCAGCGCCATGTAGTACACAGTAGCTGTCCCGGTCGGCGTACCCGTTCGCGTCCAGCTGATAGTGAAGCCATCGCTGTCGAACGAGCTGATGCTACCGACGTAAGCGGATACGCCAGTGCTTTCGTCGAGTGTAATAGCGGCAGAGTTTGTGGTGAAGTTGCCTGCCGTCGACTGCTGGAAGATGCAGAGATTTGACGAGGCGTCGGAAAAGCCGACCGACATTTCCTTTGTGCTGCCTTGTGATGCCAGGAACACGACAGCTTTCGGTCTGAACCCGACACCGGTTATAGCCTGCGAGCCAGACGCGGTGGCAGTATCCCTGGTGAATGATCCTACCTTTGTAGACAGGCCAGTCAAAGCAGACCCATCAGCACGTTGGTACATCAATCGGTAGTTGCCGGTGGAAAGGCAATGCACCAGAGCCTGGTCGCCAGCCGCTGCGGTGATGTTAGCCCCTCCGGGGAGTATCAGGCTGGTGCCGTTGTGGGTAATGACTGGAGTTCCGGAGAAAGTGACCAGCTTGGCTTGGCCTGGCTTCATCGAGCTGCCGAACGAAGTGATCGTCGTATTGCCGCTGATCGTGATCGAGGTTTCGGGCGTCGAGCCGAGGTCAACCGTCGAGTTGCTGGCGAGTGTCGCCGTACCGGCGCCGATCGCTCCTGGCAGGTAGACGTCGTTCGTCGTGTCAACATACCCCTTAACGATGTCGTTCGACCCGTCGTAGATGTTCTCCGTCCAGACCGTCGTGCTTGGTGTGTTGTCGTCCAGCCACGCCTGTCCGGCGTAGGGGGTGGACGGGCGGCTGTTGCCTTTGCTCGTGCTGGCTAGCGCCTGGAGGCCGCTGTTAATGTCGGCGAGGACGGTGGCGCCGTCCGCGTCGGAAATGATCATGTCGTTCTGGCTCATGCTACCTCGTCAACGTTGATTGAAAACTCTGATACTGCGATGGTGTAGGCCGTGTCCTGCGAGGACAGGCGTAGTTCGAACTGGAAGCCGCGCGCCTGGAACTCGCTCTGGTCGAGCCGCTGCCAAGCCCCCCACGTCGGCGAGCCGCTGGGGTTGTCGTTGGTGGTGCGCACGAAGCAGATCGCATCCGCGTCTGCGGCCTCCGTGCCGCTGAACGACGTCCAACTGCTCACGTTGCCCGTGCGATTGCTGATCTTGTCGAGCTGGTTGATGACCGCTGCGCGCACGTTGGCCGTCAGGCGCACCCGCTTGACCGAGCCGAGGTCGATGCCGCCCGAAGGGACGTATGTGCCTGTCGGGGACAGGCCACCGTAACCGGCGACGGAAGCTACACCGCTCAACAGCGTGATGTCGCTGAATAGCCCCATGCCAGCCAGCCTCAACCTGCTCAGGTCATCGACGTAGCAATCCATCTTCGTGCCGCTGAACGCGGGGTGCTCTGTCAAACTGGTGACCGGGGCGAACGCGATTGCCGTGGCCTGCGTGGTCACGACAGACGCCGCGACGGTGGATTCGATGCCGCTGGAGTCCACGCACTTGGCGAGGTACACGCCCGGCTTCAACGGGAGTACGGCCACTGTAAGGGCGCCGGAGATGGCCTCACCGATGCTGGTGCTCTGCGTCCAGCCGTCGGCCTCGTTCGGCGAGTGGCGGAACACGATACGGCCGCCGATGCGCACGTCGAGATCGACAGACAAGTCCCAGCGCAGGACGGCCAGACCGCCGATGGTGCTGATGGTGAGGTTCTGCGGCTCCTGCGGAGGGGCGAGCAGCCCGGATATCTGGCGGCTGGTCGTGGAGTATTCCGACGAAACCCTGAGCGTGTTGAACGCCTTGACGCGGAAGTCGTAAAGGTCGGGGGTGATGTCCTCGATGACCGTTTCCAGCGCCTTCGTCGTCGGCAGCTTCGTCCAGACTTCCTCGCTGCGTGGCTTGTACTCCGGCTGGTACTCGGAGAGCAGTGCGTCCTGTGACGGAACCCAGCGCATGGTGGCGAGTGCCTTGACGCCGTCGCCGCTGCGGGTGATGTACGTCCCCTCGGTAACCGTCAGCGCGCCCGGTGGCTGCACCACGAACGGGCTGGGCAGGTTCGTGTCCGGGGCGGGGTCTACCGTGGTCGCCTCGCCGTTGTTCCAGTCGTAGCTGGCCGATGACTCCTCTTGGAGCACGAGGCTGATGGGAGAGAACCGGTCTCCGCCCGCGCCCATCGACCACTTCAGGATGCGGAACGGCTTGGCGTTCCAGCCGAACTGCGGGTTGGTCAGCGTCACCACGTCGAACACGCTGTACTTCAGGGCGTCGTGGAAGACGGAGATTTCGACGATCAGCCCCTGCCGCGCCTTCTCCAGGATGATCTTGGCTATCCTCTGGGCGGCCTCCGGGTTCTGCGTGAACGGCAGCTCGATGTCCTTGTAGATGCGCTCTCCGCCGTCCTGCGCCTCGTAGACGCTGTTGACGACGAACGGGAAGTCGGTCGGCTGCCAGTTCTTGTTCGGGTCGAGGTAGGTTCCCTTCACCGCGTTGAACAGCTCCTTGCGGGGCGTGCGGGCGCGCAGTTTCACCGAGCTGGCGAGGATCGAGGTGTCGATGGTGCCGGAGGGCGTGTCGTACACCCCGGCGTGCAGTCGGAACTTCCCCTGGACGTAGGTCACCGTCCCGGCGCACGCGGTCAGCAGGGCGGTCAGGTTGTCGAGCGGTGCGGAGGCGGTATCGATCACGCCGTTGCAGGTGTAGCGGTCTTGCGTGCCACCGGCCTTGAGCGTCACGTCCTCGTCGCATGCGTTGGCGGCGGCGATGAAGTAGGTGTCGTTGATCTCGTCGGACTGGCAGCCGAACCCGTAGCTGCTGGCGAGGTAGTCTCGCGCGCAGAGTGCGGCGTTGGCCGACCAGGCGGTCGTCGCCGTGCGGGGGTCGTAGACCTTCTTGCCCTTCACCACCGCGCTCACGTTCGGGATGCCGAGCGGGAAGGCGTCCGGGCTATACTCCAGCCGGACGTAGATGTAGGCGATGCCGCGCAGGCGGAAGTCGGCGGTCAGGCCGCACTCGGCGATCAGGTCGGGGTCGGCGGCCTGGTCGGTCGTTCCGAGGTGCTTTTTGACGCGCACGAACGCCACCGTGCTGGTGGTCAGCCCCTTGCGGGTGATCGAGCCGCCCGTGGCCGATATCGACGGGATGCCGACGTTGGTCATCACGATCTGGGTGGGCGACGTGACGCTGCTCACGGTGAACGTCCCGTCGAGACGGCTGTCTGTCGTCCCTGCCAGCGTGAAGCTCTGGCCTGCGGATAGGCCATGTGCGGTGGCCGTGTCGATTGTCAGGGTGCTGTAGCGCTGGCCTCCCTGCTGGTACGCCTCGACGGAAACGGCGGTCGACACCTGGGTGACGGTGGACGTTTCCCGCTCGACGCTGCGGACGTAGGGCGCGGCTGTCGCCCACCCGTTGCCGTCCAGCGGCACCAGCGAGTCGTTGAAGTAGATGTCGCCGATTTCCTCGACCTCGTGTCCGGCGAGGGGGACGACCATGTGCAGGAATTTGTTCTTGCCGGTCTGCGTGTCTCCGACCTGGTCGACGCCACTGTCCTTGCTGGTGACGTAAACGAGCGGGCCGGAGACACGGGTCTGGCCGTAGATGATCTTGTGGCTCTCCACGGACGACCGAACCATGACCGTGCGGCCGCTTGCCTCACCCGTGAACTGCGGGGTACGGGGCTTCTTCGACAGCGCGCGCGAGCCGAGCTGGTTGACCGCCGTCGAGACGATGAAGCCCGACAGGCCGCCTGCGATGGCCGAGAACGCCGCGCCGCTTCCGAAGGTGAAGCTGCCGAAGGCGAAGACGGTCAGGCTGCTGCCTACGGCGGCGGTGGTGGCGGCACCCGCTGCCGCTGCAATCAGCGGAATAGCCGGGGCGTGGAAGACCGTGTTGTGGAGCGTGCGGTGGTAGTCGGCGTGCGCCGGGTGAAGCCTTGTCATTCCACCCTCCAGGCCTGAACGCAGGAGAGGGTCGGGATTTCGAGCAGGCCGTCTTCGGCCACGAACGCACTTGCCCGGCCGTTACAGACGCCGAGCGCACCGTTTGGGTGCAGCATCACGTCGCCCCGACGAGCGAGGGCGACCGGGATGGCGGTCAGGCAGTTCGCCGCGATATCGGCAGGTTTCAGGAATCCGCGTTTGCGCATGGCGCGGGTCGCCCCGGCCTTCGTCTTGTAGCGTCCACGCCAGTCGGAACCGAGGTCGACCCCGGTGCATTTGCGTATCCAGTCTGCCGTCCAGAGTGAGCAGTCGCGGTCGCCCCAGACGAACGGGCGGTTGCGGGTGGCTTCGATGTGCTCCGCCAAAAGTGATTCCCAGCCTTCGACCCGCACTACTGCCCCCACACGATCTGCTTTTCCGTGGTGGCTTCCACGAACTGGAGGCCGGTGTCGCCGGGGTAGAGCGCCTGCTGGTCAGCGTTGTTGTAACGGCGCACGAGCGGGGAATCCCAGCGGGAGAACCGGCTCTCGATGTTGAGCGAGATGCTCAGCGTCTCCCCCTGGTCGAAGGCCGGGGTGTCCATGAGGCCGCGGTAAATGATGATTGGGTCGTCTACCAGCGTGTTCGACGCCGTGTCGAGGTATCCGAGGTAAACGGTGGCGGTGCGCCCCTGGTAGTGCTCGCTCAGCAAGGCGGCGACAAGCTCGGACGTCGAGCCGGACTGTAGGCCGGATAGGCTTAGGGTGATGGGCGTGCGCGACAGCTCGCTATCCTCGTCGATGCGATTGATACTGCCGAACCTCCCCGCCCCCGTGTAGGTGTCACCGCCCCAGGTGATAGGGCCGATGCCGGAGTGGAAGTTGACGTCGCCGGAGTCGAAGGCGAGCTTGACGAACAGGATGGGCTGGATGACTTCGGCTGAGGATGCGGCTTCGGTCGCGGCGTTGATGTCGCGGGTCATCAGAACACCTCCATCGCGGCAAAGCTCAGCGGCTCGTAGAAGCCGATCCGGTTGCTGCGTCCCTGCCATGCGGTCTGGCCGTCGTCGGCGAGGATCATCAGGCAGGTCGCGTTCTGGACGGTGACCGGGGCGTTGTCGGCTGGGCTGGAGCGGAGCGCGGGCTTGAACGGGATGGTAGCCTGGCCGCTGCCGTTGGTGCTGACCGGGGCTGTGACCATGACCATCTGGTTTTCGACCGTGACGTAGTCGCCCGGCAGGAGCCAGCCCGTCACGCTAGCCGGTGCGGCGTCGATCACGAGGGAACTGCCGGTCTGGTTAGCGCCGTTGACCAGCGGTGTGCCGGGGTTGGCTGCCGCCGCCCCGCGCGGGGTGCGGCCGTCGGGGTCGAAGCCGTAGAAAGTGTTGACGCCGCCTTCGAGCTGCATCAGGAAGGCCTGCCACTCGCCCATCTGTTGGCGATTCATTGCAGGCAGGTTGAACGTGCAGCTCCACCGCGCGCCCGGAAGGAGGACGCGCTGGACGTTCTTCGTCAGGGGCGACTCGAACCGCTGGGTGTTGGTTTCCAGCTTGAACGGGCAGCTCAGGAAGCCGGGGGATGCGGGCATCGTCAGGGGCATCGAGGCGGGTGGCTCCAATAATTAATTGACATTAACCAAATGCTGTGGCAAACCTCCGCTTCGGAAGGAGCCACACCATGAGAAACAAACTGCTTTACGCCGTCCTTGCGGCGGTCATCTTCGGGGCGTCGTTCGCGGCGGCCTACGCTTACGCGCCGTACCAGGCGGATCGCCTCAAGAAAGGGGCGATATTCTGCAGGTCTGCCGTGGACATGATCGAGGCCGTGCGGGCTGGCGACGACCTGCGATGGATTGCTTCGCTGCCGACGTGCGTCAGAACGAACCACACGCTTCAGGTGCGGGTGATCGACTGCCGTTCAGGACGGTGTGCCATCCGCTTCTTCGACGTGCTCACGGACGACGGGCAAGGCGTGACCGATACGGGCTACGTCAGGCGTTCCGACCTCTACAAGAGTTAGTTCCTGCGGCCAACCAGACGCGCTTCGGTTCCGCCACGCTCGATGGCCTGGAACACGGCGGTCTGCGCCTGCGCCGCGATGGCCGGGGCAGCGCGTGCGATGGCCGCGTTGACGGTCTCCGGCAGGCCGGGTGAGAGGTTGATCGTCTGTTGGACGACGACTTGGCTTCCGCCGAGTGCATGATTCGGGACGATGGTTCCGGCACTGCGCGGCACGAACACCTCAGGGCCACGCTCACCGACAATCGAGGGCTTTCCCACCGGCGGGATGCCGCCGTCAGCGAAGAATCCGCCGAAGCCGTCGAGCAGTGAGTCGACGAGGCCGGGATTGCCACCTGAGCCGAACAGCCCGTCAACCAGTGGCCCCGCGATCTTCTTCTCGAACGCGATGCGGGCGATGGCTTCGGCGAACTGGAGCGCCGAACCGCTGGCCGAGTCGAAGCCGAACGCGATATCGGTGAGGGCGCTGGTCGAGCGGTCTTTCAATTCCTGCATGAACCGGACGGATTCCTGCATCGAGGTGTTCAAGTCGTAATTCGAGCGGGCAAGCTCCATGTTTTTCTGCACCAGCTCGTCGGTGTTCTTGACCCCGGCCTTCTGGGCGAGTTCGAGCGTCTTGTACTTCGCCTCGACCGCCGCCTGCTCGCGCGGGGTGAGCTGCAGCAGTTCGTACTGCCGCTTGAGTTCGGTGTTGTAGTCCGCGAGCGCCTTCTTTGCGTCTTCGAGTTGCTTCTGTTCGGATGTCGGCTTCAGCAGGCCTGCGTTGCTGCCGCGTGCGCTAGCTCCACCGTTCTTTGTCCCAAGGCCTTCTTGAATGCGGCGAGCTACCTCCTCATTGGAGAGGGTCGCTGGACGCTCTGTGGAAACGCTGCCGACGGATGGCTGCCCCGCCAGCTTGCGGCCAATTTGGTCGCCAGCCATGAAGGGAATCTCGATGAACGCCGCACGCAGATAGTCCGGCAGGTTGGCGAGCTGTTCCACCAGCGGGACGACTTCGAGCAACTGCTTCTTCGCCTTATCGAGCGCTGCCGTCCAGCGGTCGCCGAGTTCGTCGATCCGCTTCAGGTCTTCTTCGGTGAGCGCGCCACCTGCCGCTTTGACCTGTGCGACGTGCTCGCGGAGGTTCCCGTTCGACTCCTTGATGAGCGGGATCAGCGTGGCGAAGGAGCGGCCGAAGATCTGCATGCCGAGGTTAGTCATCTTGGCCTGCGTGTCCTGCTCGCTCAGTGCGCGCGCGATCTCGTAGAACTGGTCTTCCGGCGACAGCTCCTGCAGCCTGCGGACGGACAGGCCGAGTTCGTCGAACGCCTTGACCGCCTCCTGGTTGACGCCTTTCGCGGCCTCGCCCACGAGGTTGTTCATGCGGTTGATGCTGGCGGCGAACTCGTCGAGGCCGGAGCCGCCTTGTGCCAGCGGCAGCTTCAGGGCAGACAGCGTGCTGCCGAGGACGCCGGTTCGCTGGGCGAGGTCGTTGATGTGGTCGGCCTCCTGGAACGCTTTGGTTCCGAACGCCACCAACGCTCCAATCGAAAGTGCCGGCACGAGCGCGGTGAACTGGTTGCGGAGGTCTTTGAGCGAGTTCGACATGCTGGAGGCGGCGGCCTTCGTGCTCAGGTTCGCCTTCTGCAGCTCGCGTTCGAGCTGCGCGGCGTCTGCCTTGATGCGTACTACCAGTTCGCCGATGTCAGTTGTCACTCACCTTGTCCTTCTTGCTCTTTTCGTCCATCTCGCGGAGTCGTTTACGGGATTCTTCGTCGGGGTACATGTCCGGGTTGTCTGGCTTGTGGACACCGTTGCTTATCGCCCAGCCCTCGTGGGCGTAGGAAACTTCCCAGACGTTACTCGCCCAGAAGGCCTGCGGCGACCACCCCAGCGACCCTAAACAGAACTGCTGGTACTCTGCCCAAGGGAAGCATTCAGGCCGTCGATTATCGCCTGGTTTGCCTCTGCTTTTTTTTTACGGTCGCGCTTTGGCGTCATCGCCACGGCCAGCCATGCCATCAGTTCGGCCTTCAGCCGCTGGTAGTCACGCCCGGTGACGTCGTAGTTGTCGAGGATGGCCTGCCCGAGCAGCAGCTCGTCCAGCCCGGTGGCCAGCGCGATCAGCCGTGCGATCTCGTCCTGGCGCATGTCCAGAATGGAGGCCTGCACCAGCAGGATGTCCTTGCCGAACCCCTGCTGGATTGCCCGCAGGGCGGCGAAGCTGCCGTCCAGCCTGATCGTCAGGTCTCCGAGCTGGATGTCCCGGTCGGGGCTTACGAAGTAATCGGTCACGAGTACCTCGGAAGCTTGATCGCTGCCACCTGCATGCTCGTCGCGTCGCTCAGCGTGTAGCTGACCTGGCCGCTGCTGTTGTTGAAACGGTCAGCAGGGAACGGGCCGACGATAGCGCGGCCGCCGTTCGTTCCCGATCCCGGAATGGTGACTACCGTGTCCGGGGTGGCGATGGGGCCGAAGCCCGGCTTGTCCGTGTCGTTCGCCGCGATGGTCAGTGTGCGGGACGATGCGTTCCCGTTCAGGAAAAGCAGAAAGGTCGAGCCGTCGTTGGCGAATACGTCGGCGGTCGATGCGCTTGCCAGTGAGTAGTTCACTCCGTCGAAGCTGGAGGTCTGTACGGAAAGTGTTCCCATGCTTGCCCCCTTACGCTGCGGTCAGGACGTAGGAGCCGCTGGAGGCCAGCGTGGCGGTGAACGACTGCTCGCCGTTGAACTCGCCGGTGATCTCGAAGCTCTCGACGGCGAAGCTTCCCTCGATCACGTCGCTGTCGCCGATGCCGCCGAGCGCCATGGCGTTGATGCTGTTGGCGAAGGCGTAGCCCTGGAACGTCTCGAACGCGGCGTTGTCGTTCACCAGACCGCCGAAGGTCACGCGGAGCGACTTGGTGCCCGCGCCTTCCAGCAGCGTGCGGAAGCCGTTGCTCGACTTGTTGGTGATCTCGACCTGCTCGTTGCCCACCGTCAGCGTGTGGGTGCGGCAGTCGGCGATGGTGGTGCCGCCCGACCAGGTGCCGAGTTTGAGTAAGAAGTCCCTGCCTTTGTAGTTCGTCATGTTGCCCTCCTTGGCGTGTTAAGCGGTGATTACTGCCCGATACCGGGCGACTCCGTGGTAGTAGTGGTCGTTCTCGCCCTCGATCCCCGGTTCCTGAAAGGTCTGCTGGAACTCCCGGCGGATCTGCACGAGGGAGAACCCAGTGACCGTGATGTTTGCTTCCTGCTGGTGCAGCGCGTCGTGGATGTGCGACAGCAGCGCCTTGACCGACTTCCGCCCCGCCTTCTGGTAGTCCCAGACGTGGAGCGTCACGGTGCATTCCCACCCTGCCTTGCTCTTCGTGTCGTCGTCCGTCAGCGTGTCGTCTCCGATCACGACGTAAGGCGCGGCCTGCCCCTGCGGGACGTGGTCGTAAACCCGCTGGCCGCCCAGCGCCGTGGTGAGCGCGGAGTAGCCGGTGAGCCGGGTGTAAATCCCTACTTGAAGTGCGTTATCCGGAGAGGCCACTACTTCCTCACCGACTTAGCTGCGGCCTTGCGCACGGCTGCGGCGAGGCGCTCCCTGATCCAGTCGCGGCTGCCTTCCAGCGCGGGGAACATGAACGGACGGGCTGCCATCAGGCGGGTGCCAAACTCAAGGAACGCTGCGTACTTCACGGTTCCGCGTCCGGCGATGACCAGCGCGGTGCTCTTGCCCTTGTCGAGGTACGAGTTGATCGAATTGACCAGCCTGCCGGTGTCGCTGGCAGGAGCTTCCCCCGGAGCCGACGCTTGGTGCGTCACCGAGCGGCGTTTGTAGGTGCGGCCTGACTTCTCGCCGCTGAGAATGCTGCGTTTGGCCTGGGCTTCGACATGCTTTGCCGACGCGAACAGGGCGATGTCGATTTCCCGCTCAATACTCTCCTGCACCTCGCGTGTCGCCTTGGCGATCTTGTCGAGGCCTTCCACCTGCACCGAAAACTCCACCTACCGCTCCCTGACCACAACCTTGAAACTGCGCTGGTCGACCCTTCCCCCCGCCGTAGTGATCTGGTTCGTGACCATGTACTCTTCGCCCGCCGTGCCGCCCTCCAGCCAGACGATGGCCGCAGTAGCCGTGTTGCTCTGGCTGTAAAGCGTGAGGCCGGTCGGCACCGTCCACGTCGAGGCCGAGATGGTGTCGGTGTCAAGCCACGTCGACCAGTCGATCTGGTAGTCCAGCCTGGAGGACGGGTCTTTTAAGTACGGATCGGTCATGCTGCGAGTCGCCTGTTGTCTGCCACCACCACAAGCGACCTGCGTTCGGCAGGCGGCGTGATGGAGCGGTTGTCGTTTGCCGGGGTAATGACGCGGGTTTCGGCCAGCACCACGATGATGCGGGTGTCAGCCCGGACGCGGATGACGTTCTGGCCGGACGGGCGCAGCAGGCTCCCGGCGGAACCGCAGGTGTCGCCCGCTTCGATCATGCCAGCGGTGCCGGTGACGATCAGCAGCCCGGAGGCCGATGCCGAGTCGCCCTGTTCTGTCACGGCGGAAAGGCCGGTGATCAGGAGGACGGTGTTGCCGCTGCCCGATCCCGTGTCGCTGTCTTCGGTTGCTGCCACCGACCCGGTAACCGTCATGGTCGCGGTGCCGGAGCCCGTATCCCCTGCCTCGGTGCTGGCTGCGCTTCCCGTGATGACGACTCTGGCCGATCCGGTGGCGGTGTCTCCGCTTTCCGTGGCCGATGCCGCGCCGGTGATGAGCAGCGTGCCGCTACCCGACCCGGAGTCGGATGATTCTGTGATTGCCGCGCTTCCGGTGATGCGTAGCGTGCCGGAGCCGCTGGCCGTGTCGCTGCCTTCCGAAACCGCGATGGTTCCCGTAGTGTCGTTCTGCTGCGACTGGCCGGATGCCGATAGTGTGTCTCCTGCCTCGGTGGCCGAGGCGCTACCGCTGATCGTCTGCGTGCCGGAACCGCTGGAGCTGTCCCCAGATTCGGTTACGGCCGATGAGCCGATGATGGTTTGCGTTCCGACGGAACTGGCGGTGTCCCCGGCTTCTGTCGGGCTGGCCGTGCCAGCGATCCGAAGGGTGCCAGAGGCGGCGGCCGTGTCGCCTGACTCGGTGACGGCCAGAGTGCCGGTGAACCTCAGCAGGCCTGATGCGGCCGCCGTGTCGCCAGCCTCCGTGGCTGCTACAGTACCAGTGAATACAAGCAATCCAGACGCTGCCGCCGTGTCCCCAGCCTCTGTTGCCGACGCACTGCCCGTTATCCGGAGCGTGCCACTGGCCGATGCGGTGTCACCCGCCTCGGTGACGTTGATCGTCCCGGTGGCGTTGACAAACGTGACTCCAGAGCCAGATGCCGTGTCCGAGGCTTCGGTAACCGATACAGTCCCCGAAGCGTTAACCGTCACCGCCTCGACAGGCAGTAGACCAAGCTCATTTGCAAAGCCGCTTGGGAGGAAGCGAGTTTGCGCCAGCCTGCTCATGTAATGTCCATCAAGTTGAAGTTCCCTGTTGCCAACGCGCTGTTTGCTGTCGCCGCTGCCAGAATGGCAAGGCAAGCGTCCGGCAATACCGTTTCAAACTGGCAACCGCCACCAAGCAGGGCATTGAAGTTATTAGTTCCGTATGCCTCTAGACCGATGAAAGCTGGGTTTAGCAGACATATAGGCTTGAATAGGGTGACGCCAAAGTTGCCAGTGGCACCTGTTGTTGCCGCGAGAGTCACGCTTTCAACGGATCGAACACCGGTGTCCCCATCAGCGAGTGGCACCACGACAAATCGATTGGCCACTAACGAGGCGTTAATTGCTACTGCTTTAGTTGTGCGCCCCGTTGTGCCTGCGGGATGGGTGTA